TTAGCTCTTATTGTTATCTCACTTATTATTTTAATCTTAAGCCGTTGGGTATATGTTGGCCTAGGTGTAGGCATTGTATTGCTTGCGGCAATTACACCTGCAACAATGTATGCGTTTGCGCACTATAACTTCTTATTTGATGCTATTGTACCAACAGCAGGTGGTGTACTGGTTATGCTACACGCTTATGGTGTTAAGTTTATTAGCGAGTTCTTACAGAAACAACAAATTAAGAAACAGTTTGGTAGCTATGTCAACCCTACTATTGTTGAACGCCTACAAAAGAATCCAGAGCTAATCAAGCTAGGTGGCGAACGTAAAGAACTATCAATTGTTATGACTGACCTACGTGGCTTTACTACACTTGGCGAATCGTTTGGCGATGATGTAGAAGGACTTACACAGATCATGAACGATTACATGACAGCATTAAGTATTCCTGTGCTTAAGAATGATGGTACATTGATTAAGTTTATTGGTGATGCGTCACTACACGTACACGGTGCTCCGTTAGATGATGTTAATCATGCTAAAACTGCGGTACAAACAGCACTTGAAATGATTAAAGCTATTGAAGACTTTAACGTAGAGCTAGTAGCCAGTGGTCGTCCACCAGTGGGCATGGGCGCAGGTGTTAATACAGGTGAAACCTTAATTGGTAACATTGGTGCTAAGAGCAAGTTTGGTTATGACGTATTAGGTGACAGTGTAAGTACTGCGGCACGTTTAGAAGGACAGACTAAGTCATATGGTGTGTTACTAATCATTGGTCCTAAGACTGCTGAATACTGTAAAGATGACTTCCCTGTAGTATGGCTAGACAATATTGCTGTCAAAGGTAAAACAATTGGATTAGACATTTATACAGTTGGTAATACCGTAGCTTATATGCACGAAGAATATAAGAAAGAATACCTACGTGGCGATTGGAAGGCTGCAATTAAGTGGGCTAAGAAAATGGTTAACGACGATAATGTTGACATCAAACATTACTATGAGCTTATGATTGAACGCATGGAACAGGGTGTTCCTGCTAACTGGTCGGGTACATATCATGCTACGAGCAAGTAGTTTCATCTTACTGCTATTATTCTGCACCGCAGTAGTAGCAAAGTCTATTACCGCCAAAAGTTTCTTAGTGACAGATAATACAGGCGAAGTGATATTAGAAAAGAATGCCGATCATGTACAACCTATTGCCAGCATTACTAAACTAATGACAGTAATGGTAGTGCTAGATGCCAACCAACGGTTAGATGAAATGATCACACTTGATCGTAGATTGGTTAGCAAGTATCATACTCGACTACCTCGTAGTGTTAAACAGCTGACTCGCGGTGAATTGATTGATCTTGCTATTGTTAAGAGTGATAACTTTGCCGCATACACGTTAGGCGCAAATTATCCAGGTGGTGTAGCACGATGTATTGCTGAGATGAATCACATTGCGTTTGTACTAGGCATGACAAGTACTAGATTTGCTGATCCCACAGGATTAGACGCAGATAATGTTAGTAATGCTCGTGACCTAGGTAAACTGGTCTTAGCCGCAAATGAATATACAGAGATTACCGAAGCTAGTGGTAAACCTAATGTAAGTATTAAAGTTAAACGTCGTTGGTGGCAATTTGGTAACACTAATCCAATGGTTAGAAATAGCAATGATGTACGAGTAAGTAAAACAGGTTATATAAATGAAAGTGGCGGTTGTGTGGTTATGCTACTTGATACTGAGTTAGGACAACGTGTAATTGTTTTGCTTGGTAGTAAAAATACTCGTACACGTTTCCCAGAAGCACAAAAAATCGCCGTAACAGTTAGCAACAGCGATATTAATGTTGATTAGTCACTGCCACCACTTGCAGTTTTATCGTCTTCATTCTTTAAATGTGCTTTGTTAATTTCTTTCTCAGCTTCTACACGTTCAAATTCAATTGTCTTACCACGTAGATGTAACACAGTGTTTACTTTTTGATTCAAACGTATTAAATCGTTGTCTAACATACGTATGCGATCAATCAAGGCAATAAGCACAGTATTTGCGTCTGAAATGACTGGTTTTACCTCTTTTGTGGCCCATTCGAATACGAATTTGATGATGAATCCCATACCCACTGCCATAACAATAGGAAAACCATATTTGTTTACTAAATCTACTACATCCATAATAAAATCCCTTGTAACATTAAGAATATGCCTGCACCTGCCATAAAAAAGCTACCCCAGAACAGGGCCATACTAACACTTAAGATACTTGCCGATAGCAACACAATGCTTAATTGATATGCGGTACTAGCATAACCTACCCAAGGTAATTGTTGTTTATAATGATCACGATCTGCTTCTAATGCCTTAGCTTGTTCGAATAGTGCCGGTTTACCTTCTTCACCTAGTTCATAACTTGCAGCTTTATCAGTAAACTTCTTAGCCTTAGCAGGATCTGTAATTTGCTGTGCGGCTAGTTCATACTGTGTTTGCTTAATACTTTTAGCTTGATAAAACGCCCAGATATCATTGGCCTGTATAGTATTGTTCATTACCTTACTGTTTAAACTACCTTGTAGCCACATGTTGAATGCTAACAATGCCGCAAAGATATTAATAACTAAACCAGCTTTTGATTTAATTAACTTTTCAGTTGCCGAAACGTCTTCTTCAACTCCGTCTTTCTTTTGACGTGTTACCATTTTAATTACTGTATCATGTAAAGCCATTATCCATTGTCCCCATTTTTCCAACGCTCTAAGATTTCGGCATAGCGTGTAATACTGTGATTGGTAAAGAAGTTAATTTCTCGACGTTTAAGTCCTACTAAGAATCCACGCCACACATCTTTAGTAACCTGCCATGCTGTTGGAGCACGTAAGTGACCATAGTGATTCATATAGTACATACCACCGAAGTGTTTGTATGGCCAGGGCGGAACACGGGCTACGATATCAGCATTGTTGACAAAGCGGAAGTGTAGTACACCTGTTGCTTCAATTTTGTTAATGTAATTTTTAGTGCCTACTTTTGGACTACCATAGGTAAACAAAGCCTGTGGACTAGGACAATCTTCTGAATACTGTAGACGATACGCAACTAATGTGGCCATTGCGGCTCCTAGACTGTGTCCTGTACACCATACTGTACGTGTCTTACCGTGATCGTCAGCTAAGTCTTTTAGCTTAGGCCAAATGTTATCTACTGATTCTTTAAATCCACGATGGATCCACTTTACACCTGAGTTGCTTTTTACTGGACGAGCTTTTAAGTCACTGGCAATATCAGCAAACTCTGTAGGCTGTGTGCCACGACAAGCAATAACTAGATCAGTTTTGTTTTCTAACCAGTAGGCTTGACTACCTTTAACATCAATCAAGGTTGATTTAAACCCAAGTTCTTTAAATGCCGCTTTACCTTCTTTTTCATCTAAGTAAGCAAGTTCACTAATCTTAGCAAACAACCAAGCCTGCTCAGTAAACGGTCTCATATTTAATGCTGTTGTCATATCGCCCATCCTATTAAAAATCCTACTAACATACCTACTACAAAGAATCTAAACAAATCAGCATCGTGCCAAAGTGGTTGTTTCTTAAGCCATTCTTGAGTGTGTTTTGGGTGTTGCTCTAACCACTCCTGATGTGGTAATTTAAACATTAATCTCTCCGAGCGTCGTGTTTGCCGTCTGCGCGACTAATACGGTCTACATCTGGACGTAGACCCAGTGCGTTAGATACTACTGTATCAATACGTATAACATCATGATTCATTGTTTTAACGCGATTGTCTAATGCTGTGATGATACCGGCCATGCCTTTGATACTGCCTAACACGCCCTGTAATAGTAATTTAATTGTAAGGTAAACAAAGTACCCGCCGGCTAATGCCATTGCAACGGGGAAGCCTAGATCGCCAATTAGTTTGAAAATATCGCCCATTAACTACTCCTTGAATTTTGTTATTATTATACTAGTATTTATAGATTTTGGTTGACTTTTGAGTAAGTAGACTGTATAATGCTATACATAAACTAACAACACGGAGCAATATATGGCATACGTAGTCTACAACAAAGAAACAACTAAAACAATACGAGCTAAAGCATATGGTAAAGAATACTATGCTACAGAAGCTGCCGCTAAAGCGTTCTTAACACGTATGGTTAAAATGGGCTATCGTAAAGAAGATTTTGCCGTAGCAGAAATCAGTGACTTCCGTGCCAACATTGAAAAGTATGAAACTGTTACTAACTTAATGTCAGGCAAGCCTGTTCGCCAAAGTGTTAACACTCCGTTGAGTTGTGATGTTAGCTCAGAAACATATTGGAGTATGTAAGATTTTGGTTGACTTTTTGGTTAAATGACTGTATAATGTTACACATACACTAACAACACAGGAGCAATAAATGGACTTTCAAGCTATTCACAACGAAGCACAAACAGCAGCAACTAACGCTCAAAACGCATTTCTTAAAACATACGGCGAAATGGCCTACTGTGGTTTTGCTTGGGTTAACGTTTATGTGGATCGTACTAACTCAACAGAAGCCAAAGGTTTACTTGGTGTTGGTTTTAAGAAAGACTATCGTCCTAAATGTTTAAACTTATGGAGCCCAGGTAACTATCATGGTCAAAGTATGGATGTGTTAGAAGAAGGTGCACGTGCTTATGCAGAAGTACTAAGCAAATATGGCTTCCGTGCTTATGCTGGTTCACGTGCTGACTAGTATGAAAAATAATACATTGACAACGTCATTAAATACTAGTATAATAGTTTTATGAATACTAAACGCATAGGCTTTGCTTGTAAGTGGATCGATAGCCTAGATCAGGTTAATGGTATCAAACCGCTTGATGATGCTAAACAGTATAACACTGGCAGTACAACAGTAGCATGGCTTAACCGCCAAACTAAGGAAGTTGCCGAAGAAAAACTATGGGACCTAATGGTAGGTAACATAGAATCAACACGTAAGTTAATTGAAAGAATTGGAACATTAGATGGCAACCTTAGGATGGTTCGTATCAGCTCTGATATATTACCAGTATACACTCAGTCTGATTGGAGTTATTTTTGGCGCAAGCCTGATGTCGTTAGTTATTGCGAGCAGGCCTTGGGTAAGGTGGGTGAGCTTGCTCGTATGCTTGATGTCCGCTTATCTTTTCACCCAGGTCAATTCACTGTACTTGCAAGTGATAATGACGACATTGTTCACAGAAGTATAGCAGAGTTTGAGTACCATGCGGATATGATCCGTTGGATGGGCTATGGTCAACGATTCCAAGACTTTAAATGCAACGTACACATCGCAGGTCGACGCGGCGCACAGGGTATACGCGATGTATATCCTAAACTTTCAGTCGAAGCACGTAATACTATTACTATCGAAAATGAGGAGATGAAACATGGACTTGTGGATTGCCTTGAGCTTTATGATCTTGTGCCAATTGTGCTTGATATACATCATCATTGGGTCCGAGAGGGAGAATATATCTCAAGTAATGACCCAAGAGTTGCGAAGGTTATTGAAAGTTGGCGTGGCGTGCGTCCTGCTTGTCATTACAGCGTATCTCGTGAGGACGTATTGGTTGGGCATGCTACTGACGTTGCCCCTAACTACCAACAGCTATTAGAGACTGGCTACAAGAAAAGTAAAATGCGAGCACACAGTGACTTCTATTGGAACACTGTGGTTAACGATTGGGCATTAGAACACCTAGCATGGGCAGATATTATGTGCGAGGCTAAAGGTAAGAATCTTGCGTCATTTGCCTTGTATGAACGTGCTAAAGACCTAGGCTTAACTAGTTAGTACTCGATGTATATCATCGTAGGCTATGGCGTTATCGTCGTAGCCTATTTCCTTGAATAGAGTTTGACAATTATCTAGCAGTTCTTTTGTAATAATGTGCTTGAACCCACCGTAGAAGTGATAGAAATTGTACTCTACGATTGGCGCTATAGCCTCTATAACAGCTTGCTTTTCTTCTGCTGTTAATGCACAGTACCAAGCAATCTGCGCAACAACAGCGTCTATACGCTGATCATTGTCCTCAATTGTATCATAGCTTTCATCTATAATACCTTCAAACGTTTTAAAGCCGTATGACTTCAAGTAGGCCAAGTTACCTGGTGCGGCCAATAACATAAATGGTTGTTTCATTACAATAGGCTTAAATGCTTTTTCAGTTAAATGTAGTTTGTCGTAGTAGAATACAGTCTCAGTAACAATATGCCATAAGCTATCATTGGTGCAACGTGGAATATCTGCACTAGCACTGCCTAATACACGTTCATTGTCTATAATTAATGGAGTGCTAGGTAGATGTAACTTAATATGATCAACAGCCCTAGTTGATAACTTTGTATTAACATCAGCAATCTCTTCTTGCCAAGAGGCTTGTTCTGTAGCTAAACCAAAGCTCACTTGCCCGTGCTCTAACAATAATTCTTCAGCTAATTTGCTTACAAAGTAGCAACGATAGCTACGATCATTTGACACTAGCCTATTGAACGTTATATAATCATATGTATAGTCTTTAATAATTGTTTTGTTGTAGTTTAGTGCGTAAAACCCGCGATACCAATCTAAAGCCGCAAACCCGTGAAAGAAGTAATACAGTTTATTAAAATTATTTGTTTTAATATAATCAGTTAGTGTAGTTGAATGTTCACTGATTGCTAAAATATGCGGAGCCTGATCAGTTATAAATCTTGACATATATGGTTGTGCTAATTTAGGTATAAATGGCTCTTGATCATAAAAGAAGATTTTTTTCTCTTCCATGGCAATGCGTGTAAATACAAGAGTGTTTGATGCATCGGGGGTAACAACTCCGCCTGAACAAAAACACATTTCAAACTCGCTAAAGATAGCAGAGTAAAAAAATTCGTATACATGATCAACTTGGAGCATTAATGTCGTCTCAATTAAAAACAGTAGGATTTATAGGCATTGGAAAATTAGGCCTGGCCTGCGCAGAAGTAATGTCACAATCATATGCTGTCACTGGCTATGATATTTACCCACGTACCAGTGATAAGATCACAATATCTGATACATTAGAGGGTGCAGTTCGAGGTAAAGATATTATCTTTGTAGCAGTACAAACACCCCACGATCCAATCTATGATGGATCACAACCAATTACACACTTGGCCAACAAAGACTTTGATTACACAATTGTAAATCAAGTACTGGCAGATATTAATCAATATGTTACACAAGACCAATTAGTAGTGTTAATTTCAACTGTATTGCCCGGTACTACTCGTCGTGAACTTCGTAAGCATATTACCAACGCACGATTTATCTACAATCCATACTTGATCGCTATGGGCAGTGTGGAATGGGATATGGTTAATCCAGAGATGGTTATTATTGGCACTGAAGATGGTAGTCTAACCGGTGATGCACAACTACTTAAAGACTTCTATCAACCCCTTATGGAAAACGATCCGCGCTACGCTATTGGCACTTGGGATGAAGCAGAAGCAATTAAAATTTTCTACAATACGTTTATCAGCACCAAGATTGGTCTAGTAAACATGATTCAAGATGTTGCTATGCGTAACGGTAATATGAATGTAGATGTAGTTACCGATGCTCTAATCAATTCAACTATTCGTATTATCAGCGGCAAGTATATGACAGCAGGCATGGGTGACGCCGGTCCATGTCATCCACGTGATAATATTGCCCTACGTTGGCTAGCTGAAAACTTAAATCTAGGTTATGATATATTCGATACAGTTATGCACGCTAGAGAAAAACAAGCAGAAAATCTAGCTGTCTATTTAACTGACCTAGCCGACGAAAACAATCTACCAATTGTTATACACGGCAAAGCCTATAAGCCTGATGTTGATTATCTAGACGGCAGCTACAGTTTGTTAATAGGACATTATCTTAAAGAAATGAATGTAGAGTTTAGCTACAGTGACCCATTGACTGGCGACATTGTAGACTCTGGTACAAATGCAGTGATATTGCTAGCACATAATAGACAAATTACCTATGGTTATACAGGCGAGTTACCAGAGCAACAACTATACTTTACTCCGGGTAGTCAAAGTATTATTTTAGATCCTTGGCGCAAATTTGAAAGCACTAACTATAAAGTAATACACTATGGTAACACCCGTGGACAAGTTTAATATACAACCATTTTGGGATGATAGTTATAAACGTCTAGACTATGCAGTAGAAGCATTTAACAATCCTAACGATACTGCACAATGGATGGAACAAGGATATCCTGGTAAGTTTACTGGAGCCATGTGCGACATGCGTAGACCACAGCCAATTTGGAATCCTATGTTTGTTAAATACTTTAATCGTATTGGTTGGCAGGACGTGGGCACAAGTTACTATCGTATGAGCAGTGGCACTATATTGCCTGTTCATCAAGATACTTACAAAAGATACATAGAGTTATTCGACCTTAAGGGTCAGGAACATACTATACACCGTGCTATAGTATTCTTAGAAGATTGGGCCAGCGGTCATTATTTAGAAATTAATAATGAACCAATAATTAAATGGAGGGCCGGTGATGTTGTAACCTGGTGTTATGACACACCCCATCTAGCCGCCAATATGGGGCTTACTCCGAGATATACATTGCAGGTAACAGGACATATAAATGAAAATAAGCACAAGTAATGAATGGGGAAAATTAAAAAGCGTAGTTGTAGGCAGTGCCACCCACGCTAACTGGCCTAGCAACGACCCTGTATTTTCACAGGAACATCTAAAGACCTTGTGGAAGGAAACTCCTGTACCTAGTGGGCCAGTTCCACAGTGGATCATTGATGAATCAAATGAGGATTTGGATGAGCTTGCTACTGTATTAACTAAATTAGGTATAGAAGTATTCCGTCCACACGAAATGAATTTTGTTGAACGTGAAGGCATGTATAATTACTGCCCACGCGACCGATTGTTAATTGCAGACAGTTGTGTCATTGACCCTGCTATGATGTATCCGTGCCGTGATCAAGAAATTGATGCCTTAGATTTTGTGTTAGGTGCCGCTAGTACAGTAATGCCAATGCCACGTAATCAAGGCATGGTTATGGATGCCGCAAATGTGTGTAGACTTGGTAATACTTGGCTGTATCTTTTAAGCGATAGTGGAAATCAATTGGCATTAGAATGGCTACAAAAAAAATTACCGCACATCACAATCGAATCATGTAAATTGTTTAATGGTGTGCATATCGACAGCACTATTGTTCCGCTACGTCAAGGCTTTGTTGTACTTAATGCCAGCAGAGTTACTCCCGATACCTGTCCACGAGCATTTGATGGTTGGACCAAGTTATGGGTCACTGATGTAGAAGCACAGACATTCCACGAATATCCTTATGCTAGTAAATGGATTGGGTTGAATATGTTAAGCATAGATTCAAAAACTGTAATTGTTGACCGAGCACAGTATAGACTTATAGAAGATTTAGAGCGTGCTGGCTTTACTACCATACCCATGCAACTACGCCATAGCAGGACACTTGGCGGTGGCTTCCACTGTGTAACCCTTGATTTAGTTAGAGAATAACTAAATATTTGTAACAGGGGAATTACAATGCCGCATAGCTTCGCGACGTACACACAAGCATCACTTAATGCTTTGCAATTTAATCTTAAAAGTCAAGATGCAATTAATAAAAAGCAAGAGATAC